CGCTTTGGCACGGATTTTAGCGAAGCAGACCGGCTTTTCTTTGAACAAATCAAAGAGACAGCCTTGCAGGATGAAAGCGTGCTCAAGACCGCAGCAGCCAATCCTCTGGATAAGTTTGAACTGGGTATTGAGCAGATCATCAAAGACCTGATGATGAACCGGCTGAAGGAGAACGATAAAATCGTAAGCCGGTATATGGATGATGAGAAGTTTCAGAAGGTGATTTTTAATCTGTTATCAAAAGAACTTTTTAATGATATTAACGGGGATTATAATGCTAAAAGATAACAAGCATATAATCTTATTGACATTTTACTTGTTTAGAAAGATTAAGTTCTGATGCATAGAATTGTTGTTATTGGTTTCTACAAAGTTGACCTCATGCATGAGATATCTAGGCATATTTTGTTATATGAGATAGTAAAAAATAAGTAGTTTAGTTAGTTAATAGTAGGAAATGAAATGCCACGAGAGTACGCTCAGATTACTCCATCCGTTATTAGATGGGCGCGTGAGAAAGCAAAGTTAACCATCGATCAGGCTGCCGAAAAACTAGGTAGAACTCCAACTGATATTCAAAAATGGGAGAACGGAGAAGCTCTACCCACATTAGCGCAAGCTAGGTCAGCAGCGAAACTCTACGGTCGGGCTTTTGCTGTTTTTTATCTTCCCTCTCCACCAGATGATTTTGAACCCCTCAGGGACTTCCGTATGAACCAAGACAGTATTATATCGTCAAAAAGCTTATTGTTCATACGTCAAATCCAATGGAAGGCAGAATGGTTAGCTGAATTTTTAGTATCAGAGGGATCACAAAAATTAGATTTTGTTGGTAGATACGATATAAACTCACCTATTGAAGACGTGGCATCCAATATCATTGAAACATTAGATATCTCATTATCAGACCATAGAGCCACCAGAAGTCCTTCGAAAGCACTTTCTTTATGGATTAATAAATCTGAAAACTGCGGTATTAACATTGTTAGAGATAGCTCCATTAATAGTGATGAATTTAGAGGGTTTGTTATTATCAATGATTATGCACCGTTCATTTTTCTCAATTCAAATGACAGCTATTCAAGTAGAGTATTTACTCTTGTTCATGAACTTGTTCATGTATGGATCAACCAACAAGGAATAATAGATCCAATTGTTTGGAATGGAACCTCTGCTGCAAATGCAATAGAAACATTCTGTAATCGTATTGCGCAATCAATACTTATAAAAGAAACCGAGTTGATTGAGCTGTGGGATTCGGAAAACGATACCGCATCAATTATTAAAATATGCCAAGATATATCTTCCTCAATGGTGATAAGCCCTGAGATGGTTGCCAGATGCTTATTAGATAATAAAAGAATATCCCATAATGATTATCAATTAGTCAGAGAAGCCGGTATTGATTTATGGAAAAAGCATAAGGAGAAACAAAGAGAAAGTGATGGAATGGTAAGCCCATCCTTAATGGCAGTATTAAAGAATGGCTATTTGTTCTCCCAGATTGTCTTGAATGCCTACCAAACTGGATTGATATCTGGAAGAGATGCTTCCTCGTTATTAAATTTCAAAGTCAATAATTTCGGTAAGCTGTCGGATAACATCCCCTTAAGGAGTCATTATGCACGGCAATAAACCGAAAGTATATTGCTTGGATTCGAACGCATTAATCGAACCTTGGAACAAGTATTACTCACCAAAAATTTCCAATTATTTCGATATTCTCGAAAGACTCATTATAGAAAACCGAATATTCTGCACTGAAGAGGTAGCACTGGAAATAAAGAAAGGCGATGATCTTTTATACAAGTGGTTGAAAAAGAATGAATCTAATTTCGTCAAAACCATCGATTCTGATGTACAGAAAAAGGTAAGAATAATCCTTTCACAGTTTCCTAATCTAATTGATAGCAAGAAACAAAGATCAATGGCAGACCCTTGGGTAATTGCTCATGCTTGGTCACTTAATGCTGTTGTAGTTACAAAAGAGTACCCAATCGATAATGTGAAAAAACACTGTAAAATACCAGATGTGTGTAAGTTCTATAACATCTGTTGCATGGACGATTGGCAGTTTATAGCTGAGCTTGGAATTACTTTCGTAGCTTCACTATAATCAGTTAATTTTATATTAGACTAGTACTTGTCCTGCACTTCCAATGAAAAGGCGGAAATGGCGTATGTGCACCGGAGACACCAACTGGGTTCATATCTGAGTCGTATTCGATCTGATCGTCCTTAATCCAAGGCGCGAGGGCTTTGATGTATTCCCGGGCATCATCCAGGCTGTTGGACTTGGTATCCAGAGCCATGAGATTGTCCATTACTTCCAATGCATCTTTTAGGGGATATATCTTATCCTGGGCTGCTAGTGCCCGACAGATATCACTGGTGCGGTCATCCAGGATCACCACGAGCTTGTAGTATCGGGCTTTGGCTTTCTTGTAGCCCTGCAACCTTCCAAACTCTCTGATTCTGAGAGCGGTATGTTCGGCCAGTCCCTGCCAGTAGTGGGATGAGCGGTTGGCGAGGTCATTGAACTGGTCTTTGAGGGTATCTGCAAGCATCTCTTTGGTGTATCCCTGTTCAATGGCTTTAGAGAGAGTGTCTGCAAAGTTCTGCCGGACATCAGCTTCAAAGTGATTCCCGATCCAGAACATCTGCTGCTTTTGGATAGTAGAGGAGAGATGCTGATCTTCGATACCCCAGAGCCCGATACTGGTCTTGGTAGGGGCTTGCACTTGGGTGTCTCTCAGTCCGAGCCGCACACAGCGGTCTATAATCGCTTTGGTAGGTTCATTGACCAGGGCTGCGAAGTCATCTCCCAACTGGGTATTGATGATGCCCATAAGCTTATCTATTGAGCTCTGGTTGAGTTTCTCAGCTCGGGGCATGTCACTCAGCATTTGAATGGCGAGTCTGGCTGCATCCTTGATCTCGGTCTTCCAGGCATTATTGAGGACCCGGTAGTACTCAAGCATGAGCTTATCATAGTAATTCATCAGAAAGAGAACCTCCGAACCTTAACTCTGTTCCTTCCAATATCGTACTCAGAGAAGCGTTCCAGACAGCCAGCCAGAGCGTCACAGCCATCGATATAGCCATCAGGATAGGTGAGGAATTGGCTGATGAGAGTAGGAGTATCCTGCCCCTCCGGAAACAGCACTTTGGCTGTCTCGATGATGGTCTCGGTTCGTTCTATACGCAGGTTCTTGTTATCTTTATTATCGATCCGCTTTATTCTGTGCGATATTGGTGGCAGATGATTGTCAGTAGCCCACCTGTCGAAGTCAGCGAGAATACGTGCCTGTCCGTAAGTGGTCTCACAGGCTGCTCTGGCTTTCACTCGGTAAGTGCGATCAAGCTCCTGATAGGCATCATAGTAGTATCTGAAGAACTTGGTATTCTCAGTCTGACGTATCCAGACGTGGATCACATAGAAGCGATTACCATCGTAGCCTATGGAAATGATGGCTTTGTAACAGCCCTTCTCTCCCCAGGCAGGATCGGCATAAAGCCAAACCCGCTTCATCTGGGATGGCTCAGGTAGAGATCTATACTTGGTAAACCAGTGGTTCTTGAAGATGTTACCTTCGATTACCGGCTGTCCCAGCATTTCTCTTTGATAACCAGTCATCCCAAACTTAGCTCGTAAGTTTGGCAAAGTGGCAGTAGGGTATTGATCCTCCCAGGTGGACTTGCCCTGCTGATCTTCGAGAGAGAAGCGCAAAATCGTTTTTTGATGCGTTTTCAGGACTGACTGGTATCCTAAGTCCAAATCGGGATTATCAGCCCGCATTTCGCTTAATATGAGTTCCTGAAACTGGCAGATGGCATAGTTGGGATGCACCAGGTTACCGAGCCAGATTATCTTGCCGTTTCCCTCAGGTGAGAGTGCTCCGGCAAGCTCCTGGGTGATCTTCTCCATCCGTCTCCTACCGATGGACTGGTTACCCATGTTCTCTTCTTTATCGATATCATCACAGACGATCAGTCCGGGACGTTTGGCAGTCTTAGGATTGATGGTTCCACGATGGCTCTGCTTGATACTTCTGGCTCTGATCCTTGCCTTGTTCTTGAGATAGAAGTCCAGATCAAAGCTATCCATTGGCTGTAGCTCCGGATAGTCCATTGTGAGCCGCTTATTGTTATGCAGTTCATGAAGGGTAAACGCAGTGCGTTCCTGCGCCAGATCTATGTCTGCGGCGGTATGGATCACATAGCGCTCACCTTTGATGATCATCCAGATCGGATAGACCACTCCCATAAGAACCGTTTTGCCCAGCCCACGAAAACCGGTGATAGCGATGATGCCTGAGTCATTATCAGTCTCATCGAACATAGTCTCGTGCGCTGGGCAAAAAGGTAGGGGGAAGATATGCGGGAAATAGGTATGGCAGAAGAACGAGAAAGCATCCCAACCCTCAGCAGTTGTCTTCCTGATCCTCTCTGCCTTGGCTTCAGGATTATCGTCTATAAAAGGCAAGACGGAGATCGTCTTGGATGCGATCTCCGCCAGTGCTTTGTTATGCCGCTGAATGAACTTCTTAGGCATAACCGGGTAACCCCCAGAAGCCCAGGGGGACGGGCGTCGGGGACCCGGAGGTCGGAGGAACGACCTTGTCGGGCTGTTGGCTTGGAGGATGTAGGTAGGTAGGAAGGTTCAGCGGAGTCGGAGGCAACGGCTCCGCTGTTTGGAGGGTTTGGAGGGTAGGTAGGTTGTGTATGGAAGCAACCATGTCCGTGGCTGTAAATTTATCCATTTCTAACTCTTAAGTATTCTGCAAGATCAAGGACTATGCCCTGGAACTGCTTAAGCAGGGTCTCGTATCCTTTCTCAATCATGAAGTCGGTAACCTGATCCAGGAAGCGTACGATATAGTCGTTCAACTCCTTGGATGGCTGCCGATCCTTCTGATCCTGCTTCATCATGCTCACCAGGCTTTGGATGGCTGTGTCGGCAGGATTCTTGGCATACTCCCGGAGCGCTTGAATGAGTGCCTTCTTGCGGGCGATGGCGATCTCGTGGTCGAGTTGGTTCTCTTCTTTAAAGAGCTCGTCCCACTTACCGCTCTTGATCCACTTGCGGACGGTGATATCGGAGACTCCGAAGATCACCGCCAGCTCAGTGGGTTCGGTCTTACCGTTCAGATAGGCTTCTTTGCAGTTGTCCCGCTTGATGCGGAACTCACGGCTATTACTCATACTCAGGGCGTACCTTGTGCTTTGTCAGGTAGTCGTTCAAGTCTTTTCCGGCACAGCGCAGCTGTCCGTTATCTTTGGTTCTAAAGGCAGGCAGAGGATCGAGGATATCCCTGATCCAGCGATATACGCTGGAACGGTCAACCCGGAGGATATCGGCTATCTCATCGGGACGGTAGTTGCGTTCATCGTTGAAGATACTCATTGTCTCTAAAACCTCTGCAGTTTTGGTATTCATAGGTGCCATTATTCATTCTCCTGTACTTTTATCAAATTGAGATGCATTACCTTGCCACTGTTTCTTACAGAGAAGGGAAGTTAAGGATAATCTGGCAGAACTTGCCTGATTCGTCACGTTCATAGAAGTTGATGTACTGCTTGGTAGCAACTACCTGGATGGCCTGGTCGATCAGCTCCATAGCTTCCTTCCAGGTTTGATCCTTGATGTTGTAGCGGCGCAGGCGCAGGATACGGTATTTGGCGATTTCACCTTTCTTATCGACCTGAAATGCCTCGCTGATGATGGCTCGGAGGTTGACATTGGAGTCGGCTGACCAGGCTTTGATGCACTCATCGATCTTCTGCTTGGCAAGTTGGAGTTCGATGCCGAACTGGATGCGTTCCTTGAATCTGATCTCAACTCTATATTTGCCGTCAAAGCTGTTGAGGACGGCATTGCCCTTCCAATCCAGTCCGTTCTTTTCGGCTACCTGCTGGAGATAGAGCTCCACATCTTCAAAGAACTGGTTCTTATCTGCTACTATGCGGTCATGCAGCTTGATCGCCCGGTTAATGGTCTTGGTTACGATGGCATCCTGCTTGAGGATCTCCGGCCTGATGATTGAGACCGGGATGCTCTGTCCGTTAGCGTCAACTCTGGTGGGAATGGGCTTCTTAGCCCTGGGGGTTTTGGGGGTGTCCATTAGATATCTCCTTCTTGGTTGTATTTTTGGTTTTCTTTTCATTCTGTTTGATGTAGTTCTGCAGCATAGCGATGACCGCCCTGCGTTCCTTCTGGTTGAGTAGGTTCCAGTGGCTTTTGGAATAGTGTTGGATGGTAAATGCCCGTAGCTGGGACTCGGTCCAGCCCGCAGTCTTCATGAGATAGAACATATACTTGCCCTGACGGTCGAAAGTAAAGATTTGGGGTCTGCCATGCTTACGGTACTTAAGCAGGAGTGCCTTCAACTCAATTAAGCGATCCTCCGGCAAAGCCCTAAGTGATTCGCCATAGCCCAAGCCCTTGATGATGAACTTGAATGCTTCAAGCGGCCAGTGGAACTTCTTGACCCGGAGGCCATGTATCTCTTGGCGTAGTTTTCGTTCTCGCTGTTCCTGAGTCATAGAATGCCCTCGCTCTTTACTTGTGGTTAGTAGTTTTGGTAGTTTTTTTACGGCGTCTCTGAGGCCGAATGCCGCACTCGGCCCGCTTCTCGCTAATGATGCCTTTCTTGATCACCGAGCCGACTTTGCAGATCATGTTTATGTCCTTGGTATAATAACCTGACTTACATATACCCACCGCATCGACTGAGATCAGTGCCTCCAGGTACTTAAAGGCCCACTGGCGGCTGCGCTGCATCTTGGAGGCCAATTGTCGGATGCTCTTTATTTGGTTCTTTTCAAGCAGGAAGCAGATATCCTGGCAGGCTTTAAGGTCGAATGCCCAGTTACCGCAGTAAATGGTTGCTACATTGATATTATAGCGACCCCGGTTGGTTACATAGATATCCTCGTATTTGGATACCTTGCGGATCACATTGCCTGTAAGGAGTTGGTTAAGGCGCTCCTGAACCACATCCCGGTCTACTCCGGTGCACTCACAGATCAGATCTA